ATGGAATACTTGCGTTTATCTTTACTTTATTTGTTATTATTTCTCTTGAGGATAAGTAATTTTTACTTTCGTAGAAACTTATCTTTGATTTTTAATTTAAGTAAAAACCAAGTTTTTTTGTGAGAAAGTGAAACAACAAAGTCTTTTATAGATCTAATTCTATGTTGCCTCCAATGAACTTGAATGACTCTTACCCGCCCTTTCCTTTCTGCGGCGACATTTGGGTATGTATCTGGAACGGGATTGAAAGGGACTACTAAAAAGCGTTGTGGAGATTCAATTTCAAGAAAAAAATCATGTCTATATGTTCTAGGAAATTTGAAAGCAAAGTATCTAGCTTCTTTTGAATAAGGAGCAATGATAATAGGGAGATCAGAAGTCTTATCTTCTATCTCGTAACGGTTATGATTATTGCAATGAATAACTTTTATTTCTTTGTGAATAAATTCTCCCCAATCAGAAAGATGATATTGAAACTTATCTTGAGTAACCATTAAGCCTACTACAGTGAAAGGGAGAGATGATTCATTCACAAAAGTAATTTTGACAAACATTGTCTTAGAAGATTCGTCAAAAATCGCTTGACTGTTGGAAATCCCTATTTTATACAATTCACGATAATGCTTTATCACAAAAAGGTAAGTGGACATTAGGATAGATACTAACGAGATTACAAGTGCAAGCTGCATATTATTTCTCCAATCATTTTTATTACATTATACCACAGAAAAGGAGGTGAGGAGAGGTGCAGAAAATGACGTTACGAGCGCTACGAGTTAATAACAATTTGTCTGCTAAAGAAGCTGCTAAAAAAATAGGTATTCATCATCAAACTTTACTAAAATATGAACATGATAGTTCTAGAATTCCGCTAGACTTACTGCATAAATTAGCAAATTTATATCAGATTGATCCTAATTTTATTTTTTTAGGCCATAAATCCGATTTAAAACAGATTTAGAAAGGAGAAGACGACCGTATCGCCGTCACTGAAGTTTACTTCATTTGCGATATAAGTACCGTTAGCAGTATGAAATAAAAGCGCTATGGAATGTTTGCTAAACAGACTGTTAAGGTACGGTTCTAATTCGGACTTAGTCATGATTTATCCTCCTTCCTAGGTTGATAAGTCGATTATAACAAAAAAGCAACTGAAAAATCAGCTGCTTACCAAAAATACTAACTTAATTATAGCACAGAAAGGAACAATTTACTATGCCAAAAGCAGAAATAATTTACAGGCCTGCCAATCAGTCTGAAAAAGCAACATATGGCGACTATGCACACCTTTGCCAAATCTGGGAAGGGTTGACAGTCGGAACTGCTAAAGGTTGGGCGGCAGAAATGAGAGAACATCCAGACTTTCGACAATTCATTGACAACCCAACTCACAGAATCGTCTTTGTCAATTACGAAGGATTTCGCCTGTTCGTCAAATGGAAATCCCGTAACCGATACAGACCCAAAAAAGAAACACTGGCAGAAATGTTAGAGAACATTAAAACAGAAAAACGGTTAGGGGTGTAACATGCAAAACTACGAACAAATGCGCGTGATTATGAACTGGGAGCGCGACCATTACAGGCTAGGCAACGAATACAAGAATAAGCTAGCTAAGAAGCCGGTTGAAGTAGTCAAACAAGAATTGGCTGAGATAGCCGAAGAATGGAATAGCGTTAGCTTTTCAGTCGTGCCAAAAGGCGCTATGAAGATTGACGGCGATAAAGTGACGATATTTAAAAAAGGAGAAGTCAAATGAAATACAAATTAGGCGATGAAGTGTATTTAAAGGGGGTAATTACAAGCATAAATTCTTGTGCTGAAATTAAGTATCCCTATGAAGTAAAAACGGCAGATGAATTCGTTACGGCGGCAGAAGAATATCTTGAACCTATCAATAAATCAGAACTCGGGCACGCAGAAGAAGCACCACGGTATCTTCGGAATATACTAGCACGGCTGCGTGAGTTGCCAGAACACGACCGCAAAGTCTGGATGGACGAAATTATGCATGAGTTCGCAAATGACTACGGTTCAGTCAAGTATACACTGGGTCACGAACAAGGCAAGTTTGATGGGGCGGTAGAAGCTGAAAAATCAAACAAAGTTGTTTTGACGAAAGAAGAGGCAGACTACCTTAATACGTTTGGTTTGTCAAATAAGCACGAAGTTCGCAAGGCATTATATTTCATATCTCGTTCTGGCTGGGGTTATTCATTGCAAAATGGATACGGTGACAGGAACGAAGGACTTTTGGCAAAAATTACGCATGATGAAGACGATGAAAATTCTACACGTACAAAGCTCATCAAAGCTGTACTCTTCGGTTACGATGTGGAGCAGGAGAAGCGATATGAAGTTAAATTAAAAAACACAGGTGATTACCTGGTGAAAACATACAATGACAACTATCATTTTTATAACAACATTTACACACAGAACAGAAAACACACCCGCAAAGAGCTTGAAGACGCCGGTTTTGGCTGGGTATTCGACTGCGAAGGTGTGGAAGTTAGAGAGGTTGAATAAATGATTGAAATGATTGAGTGGATTGACGGCAAGATAACCCTCAACAAGCACATGATTGAGGACGAAGGAAACCCCTCAGACTTTGAAATCTTTCTTTTGGCAGACATTGATATGCTGACCAAAATCAAGGAAGAATTATTAAAACGGGAGGTGTCGAATGAGTGAAATTTTAGGAGCGGTAGCAACACTAGCATTCTTCTTCTTAATCGGCGCATTTGTCAACCACTTAGACTGGCGCAAAGCCAGAAAGCAAGCAGAGCAAGAAGCACGAGAAGATGAACGCATAGAACTTGAAGCAATGTATGTAGTCTGTGCAATTGAGCACGACCGCAGAGAACGACAACGCAAATTGGCAGAGGCGAGAAAGCATAGCACGAAGTCGTTTATAGTCGAAGGGGTGGGATGATATGACAACACAAGTAGAACGCATTCGAAATTTTTACAAAGAAAATCCTTCTGCAACTTATGAAGAAGCAGAACAGGCGATCAATGTGACACAAGGGAATATCCGTTCAAATATCGCAAAAGATATTAAACGTGGTTATTGTACACGCAGTGAAACCGGAAGTATAGATTATTCAGCTTACTTCCGTTCGGGAGAAGAACTTTTTGAATTTAGAAATTGGCAAAATGAAGTCAGACGGGAACTGATTGATCAATTGTTAGAAGCTAATCGACATGAAACGGCAAGCGACCAAATCCGGTTGAATGCTAAAGAAATTAATAAATTACTGAAAGAGGTAACAAAATGAGTTTTTTATATGAATTGGAAGGGATTTACGCACAGTTGCAATCCATGGAATTAGACGATGAAACATTTCAAGATACTTTAGATAGTATTGATTTTCAAGGGGATTTGGAAAAAAACGTCGAATATTTTGTAAAAATGTTAAAAAATATTGAAGCTGATGAAAAAATGTTTAAAGAAGAAGCGGTGCGTTTTAAAGAAAAAGAACACGACGCTAAAGCCAAAAAAGAACGTTACAAAGAAATTATTCGTAAAGCAATGAAAATGAGTAATCAAAAAAAAGTACAAGCTGGATTGTTTACAGTTTCAACACGTAAGAGCGAAGCGGTTGAAATTTTAGATGAGACAAAAATCCCAGTGTATCTTATGACTGAAAAACATACGTTTACTCCAAATAAAACTGAAATCAAAAAAGCAATCAAATCCGGAAAAGAAGTTTTTGGGGCTGTCCTTAAGGAAGGAGAAAGCGTGATAATTAAATGAGAATTCTTTCAATCGACCCTAGCTCAAACAAAATCAATACTAGTACGACAGGAATTGTTTTATTAGATAATGCCAAATTGATTGATTGTTGGGTAGTCGGATATGGGATGTTAAACTTTAAAAATTGGTTTGATGAAATCGGAAAAAAGTTAGAAGTAGATGTAGTTGTTATCGAAAAATTTGAAGTCAGGGACAACGATAATTCCAAAGACAATTCTGTATTAGAAACTATTGCGTTTATTCAACTATGTTATCCTAATGCGATATTACAGCGAAATGCCGGCTATCAATCAGATATACCAAACGAGCTATTAAAATTACTTGGACTTTGGAAATTCGAAAAATCTCATCATCAAGATGTCCGAGCGGCTGCTAGATTAGGATTATTCTACGCTATGAGAAATGATGTAGAGGAGGTGATTCAGGACATTGGCAGAACTGCAACTGAGAAAATGGCAAACTGAAGCTGTCCAACGAAGCAACTTACCAACCAATGGAATTTTTTTAGAGGCTCTCGGGGGCAAAGGTAAAACTATTTGCGCTTTAGCTATCGCTAAACACAAAAAAGCGAAGAAAATTATTATCACGAATAATCGTCTGTCTATTTTAAATGGTTGGATAGATGCCATAAAATTAATGGATTTTGATAAAGATGTTGAAATTATTGTTAGAACAGACAGATACTTGCAGGACTTAATCTCAAAAGGCTATAAATTAACCTGTGACGTACTTATCATTGATGAGTGGCAGAATATGTCGAGTGATAAGCAAACGAGCTTATATCGTAAAATAAAGCGGAAATATACAATTGGACTATCAGCAACGCCAATCCGAAAAAAAGGACAGAATTTCTATCCCTTAGAAAAAACAATTTTCGGATGGGCGACTCCTAACAGAAAATTTGATTGGCAAAAAGCCCACGGAAAAATGGTCTATGATCCGTTTTCTTACTCAAAAGAAAAATGGCAAGACTTTAAGGATTATGAGACTTATATTAGCGGTCTACCAAACTTCTTTCGCTGGGAAGAAATTGAAGAAATTGAAAAATCTGTAGAAAACAATGGTTATGACATTAAATTTTATCGAAACACTGTAGAAGTCGGCAATCCAACTTTGCTCAAAATTTTTCGGCAATTGAACATAGTAAATGTTAATGGTAAATGCGCTATGGCTAAGCAATCTTTCGGGCGCAAAACATTTGAGCGCTACTTAATGCAGACAGGAGTAGAAGTTGACTTTCCCAAACTAAAGGCAGTCAATCAAGATACACCGCTACTATTAAAGATAGATGGTTTGATTGAACGAGCGCCGCACGGCATGCTAATTGTCAGCAAATCTAAACAGGTTGTCAATGTGATTCGCGAACGCAATCCAAATATCGGAATTTGGACAGGAGACGTTCAAGATGGGCTTGATAAACAAGTTGTTGTTGCAACTAACCAAGTGTTGGGGGTTGGTGTTGATGGTTTACAGCACAAGTTCAAAACAATTGTCGTTCTCGATCCAGTCGATGAATCTTCCGGTGAGTACGATGATTATAGACAATTGTTATGGCGCATAACTGGTTCACGGCAGCAACATGATGTAAATGTAATCGAATTTTATTATAAGGAGAACTAACAAAATGACTTTTAAATTACCAGAAAATAAACCACAAGTGCCAAAAGACACGCCACGGAATTTCTTTATTTACGGTGAGACTATGAGCGGTAAGTCTTATTTGGCGAACGAATTTCCAAATCCTATTGTTTTAAATACAGACGGAAATGCAGAAGCAAATAGTGTACCGAGCATTCAACTAGTAAATGAAAAAAACGGTCAAGGGCGCATTACTAACTCAGTGATTAAACAATTAAGTGAGATATTGTTAGCTTTGCAAACACAAAAGCACTCTTACGAAACAGTTGTTATTGATGTTATTGACGATGTTATTGAGATGATAAAAATTGCAGTTTGTGACGAACTAACGCCAAGCGGTAAACCTCGTATTAAATCACTTTCTGAAATCCCCTATGGAAAAGGATATGATTTCTTTAATCAATCAATTACAGAATTGGTAATTGACTTGAAGGCTCTACCAATGAACGTTATTTATATCAGCCGTCAGATTTCAGAATATGATGACAACGGAAATGCGACTAAGGATAAGCCGAGCTTAAAAGACAAGTATGTCAACCTTATCAATGGAAACTCAGACTTGATGATTCATACTGAAAAAATCGGCAATAATTACAATCGAGAAGTCGATCGTAGACGAAAGGCATATTACGTGGATCAAGTTGATGACAAAGCAATTTTGAAAATTTTAAGTACTGTACGAGGGGCTTTAGATCCCGCTAAGGATACAAGCAAAACAAAAAAAGAAGTTTCAAAAAAAGAAAAAGTTAAAGAGGCAGCAAAAAAAGAAACTGTTTCTGATGATGAACTATTTTAAAATAAATAAAGGAGAAAACACATGAGTTTATTAGATATTGCAAAATCAATTAAAAAAGAAGGATTTGACCCTCGCAAAGATAGCACGAATGGGCCTGCGCCAATCCCCGCAGGGACTTACCCGGTTGTTTTGAAAAAAGCAATTTTTAACATTGCAGAAAGTGATTGGGAAAGTATTCAGTACCAATTTGAAATCCGCGGTGGGGATTACAATGGTCGAACAGAATTTGCAAGTTTTGGAACTTTAGACGAATGGAAGGGTAAGAGTCTGAAGTGGGCAATTGAACGTACAATGAAATTTTTCATTAAAGCCTTAGTGTTAGCTGGTGATAATATGACTGGTAACGAAGAAGATGGCAAGGCACTTGAAGAAGCTTTGCAGCGCAAAGCAGTAGGTTCTTACTACAATCTTGTTATCACAGAAAATAAAGGCAAAGATGGGCGGACATTCCGCAGTTATGATTTGGAAGAGGAAGTTACTCAACCAATTACAGAAGCTGATATTGATGATGATGACTTCCCGTTCTAATTGAGTACAAAAAAAGGGAATAAGATATGCCGTCTATGAAAAACTATGCTTTGCAGTATCAAAAATTAGGCTTTTCAGTCATTCCAATCAATCCTAAAAATAAGATGCCTTTAATTGATTTCGCAGATAAGCCTGCCTTGACTGCAGAAGAAATCGAGAAGTTTTGGGGTGGCTATCCTAATGCAAATATCGCTCTTAGGACAACAAATTTCTTTGTCATCGATATTGACAAACACGGCAAATCAAATGGATTCGAATCTTTAAAAAAATGGGAACATCTCAACTTGATAGAGCCAACATTACAAGCTAAAACCGCAAGTGGAGGGAAACATCTCTTTTACTTCAAAAGAGATGATACCCCTATCTCGCAAATGATTGGTTTTTTACCGGGAGTAGATATCAAGGCTCACGAAAACAATTATGTTCTGGTTGCACCATCTGCGACGAATAAGGGACAGTACGAATGGGACTTGGAAAAATCCAAAGAAGGCGGAACCATGGTGACGCCCTCTAAGGAATTGATTCAAGCAATCAAAAAGCAATATAGCGATACTCATGGTTATAGATATGATGGTCGGGACGGATTGAGAGATTTAGCCAGACGGTCACACACCAGAGACAGGAATCAAACTACCGAATTATTCGAAACCATCGGCCTTGGTTTTGGTGATGAAGGCGGAAGAAATGACAAATTAGCTAGTTTTGTCGGAGGTCTCTTGTTTCGTGCAGTAGACGATGAAATCGTTTTAAAGCTTGCACAAATAGCAAATTTAAACAGTCTTAGTCCTTTACCCGATAAAGAATTAATAAGGACAGTTGAAAGTATGATTAAGAAAGATAGGAGGTGATTCCGATTGGTGAAGTGGTTAGTATTGATTCAGGGGCTAAATTATTAACAAATGCAAATGGTAGCATTAAAGCCAATAGCCCTAGCAATGTTTTGATGTCTTTCAAAGCAGATGATCAATTAAGTATTTACTTAAAACACAATGAATTCTCGCAAGAGCACGAACTACTAAAAGATATTCGCATCGGCAATACCGAATTTAAAAAAGGAGAATTGCCAGCTAACTTCGAAAGTGTTGTGAGTGTTTATTTTGAAAGTATATTGGGTGTGACTTATTCCAACCCTGCGTTAAAAGCTGGAATGGAAACTTTCTTTTCGGAGCGAACCTATAATCCAGTTGTTGAATATATGGAGAACGCCGCTAAAAATTGGGATGGCCGTCAACGAATTGATCGGATGTTTCAAGTTTATCTCGGCGCAGAAGATACAGAACTTGTTTCAAAAATAGCCAAGATGTGGCTAATAGGTGCAGTCGCTAAAGTATATGATCCTTTTGTTAAATTTGACTATGTGCTTGATTTAGTAGGAGGTCAAGGAGTGGGGAAGACATCTCTACTTCAAAAAATCGGCGGTAACTGGTACACAGATGCTGTAACAGATTTTTCAAACAAAGATAATTATGACATTATGTTAAAATCTCTCGTCGTTAATGATGATGAAATGGTCGCAAGTAATCGTATGAGTTTTGCAGAAACTAAAGCCTTTATTTCTAAAACTGAATTACGTTTTAGACGCCCTTACATGAAACGTGTGGAAAGTTTTGCGAAAAACTTCGTCATTGCACGCACCACAAATCAAAAAGAATATTTAAAAGACAAAACAGGGGAACGACGTTTCTTGCCAATTTTGACAAATGCAAAACGGCAAAAAAAACATCCTATGGATGTTGACCCTGAAACAATCGAGCAAATATGGGGTGAAGCTGTAACTATTTATAAAAATGGTGCTGATTTAATGTTTGACGAACAAACAGAAAACGAATTGAATGATTATCGTGAAAAATTCATGTATCGAGACGAAATTGAACAACAGGTATTAGAGTATTTAGAAATGCCAGTTCCGAAACATTGGGAACGAATGTCTGCTCAAAAGCAACATCAATATACAGCAGCTTATTTTGACAATATCAGCGATTTTGAATTTGGGGATTGTCCATTAAAAAAAATCTCTACTCGTGAGATTATGTATAATCTATTTTTAAAAAATTCAAATGACCGTAAATTATCCACAAAAATTAATATGATATTGGATAATTTACCGGATTGGGAAAAGAAAGTTTTTAAACAAAACAACAGGCCAACAAAAGGGTTTGTGAAAAAAAAAGATCGGTAACTTCGGTAACTTTTACCCTAAAAAGTATACCGAGGTTACCGATAGGTTACCGATAAAATTGGAGATCGGTAACCTTCTAAACCATTGGTATTATTGACTTTTTATTAATATTTTATATAAAAGTTACCGATAAACCGATAATATAGTAAAAAGTATATAAATAGATAGTAAAAAAGGAGAAAGCCTATTAAATAGGGATTCCTGTATTAACTAATCGTAAAAACTCTTTTTTATGGGTAACTCGGTAACTTTGCTGTTTTTTAGAAAATTTCACAAACTTTTTTTGAAGAAAAAATGGGGAAACACAATGAAAATTAAACAGAACAATCGTTTAAATACTTTATATTTATCAATGATGCAATGGGTGGCATACCTTGCCATAATCGATCTTTTGGGAGCAAAGAAGATTTTGAGCATGGAACAAACTATGAAGTTCTGTCTCAATTTTATGCAGACAAAGGCTACATGGAATTGTCTTGTTGCGCTTACGGTGGTATGTGCGGTTTTACTCTTGACACAGACGAAATAAGTACTGGCAACACGAACAATCTAGAACGTGAATGTGCTGGATATGTCCAAAACGATTCACGAAAAGTAAAAAAGCCGAGCGCACACTCGACCCTGGTAAAATCTCTAACAAGATTATTATACCATAAAAAGGAGATTGAGAGTGAGCAAAGCGAAAGCTATTTTAAAAGACTTGAGGAATTTAGATCTGTACATCGCGAGTTTAATTAGACGTAGAGACAAAATTGAAGCTTCGCTTTTGTCTAGTCAGAAATTTTCTGCAGATAAAGTTTCTGGGGGAATTAAACGTAAACAAGATGATATCTATATCGAGTTGTTGTCTGCTAAAGAAGAAATCGAGCAGAAGACTGCTGAAACTATCAGAAAACAGCGAGAGCTACAGGGCTTGATAGATTCGCTGGAGAATACTGATAGCCAGGCTATATTAAGTTTGATTTACATCGATAAGATGACACGTTGGCAAGTAATGGACGAACTCAATTGTAGTGAGAGTACATACTTTAGATTGTTGCGTATAGCCACTAAAGAATTAAACAATCTGACAGTAAATGACAGTGATTGACAGTAAATGACAGTGATTGACAGTAAATAACAATAATGACAGCATTTGACAGTGCATGACAGTTTCAACGTGCTATTATAGTATCATCAGATAATAACGGGTGAGGTACTATTAAGTACCCTGCCCTTTTATTTTTAAAGAGGAGTTCTTATGGTAAATTTAAGAGCTGATAAGAGCGGACCGCATAGAGTTGCGTTTGAGAAGAATAAAAAGCGATTGCTGAAATCAAGTACAAGCTGCGGCATCTGTGGACGACTGGTTAATAAGAAATTGAAGTATCCAGATCCAATGAGTCCTGTCATTGACCATGTTATACCTATATCTAAAGGTGGTCATCCATCAGCTATAGAGAATCTACAGCTGGCTCACTGGCAGTGCAACAGACAGAAGTCTGATAAATTGTATGCAAACCAAACTGAAGCTAGCGCAGGAACACAAACGATTGGAAATCGGAATCTTCCTCAAACACAGGACTGGTCGAAGTACAGAGGGGGGTAACCCCCTACCCTTGGCAGGCGCAGCCCTTCATGCCGTCACTGTACATTTTTTCTCGCGTTAGGATTTGAAAGGTAAAAAATGAAGAAAATCAAGTGTTCAATTTGTGGTAAAAAGTTTGAACCCACATCCAGCAGGTCGAAATATTGCAGTGAGAAATGCCGTAAGGACGGGGCTAGAGAGAATCAGCGGAAACTGATGAAGAAAAAGCGTGCGGCAAAAAAACAGGAAAAAATCAAAAAAGTTAATCCTAACATTTTGCCTTCCAAAAAACGCAAAAAAAGTAAAAATTTTCTAAAACACTATCGAGATTTTAAAAAGCGGATTTTGGCCAACGAGGAAAAATTTAACTTTGTCAGCAGAACATTGGTTGAAGGTATCGAAGTACACGAAGAGAATTTTGAGCAATTAGTAGTCGAAAAAATAAAGGAGCAATCAAGATGAATTACTATGGCATGGGCTATCTGAGAAGAAAACTAGCCCTTTATCAATTGGGCGTTAAAAGACGCTATCGATATTATGCGATGGCAGACAGAGAAGCCTCTCGCAGCATTGTTATGCCAGATAACGTACGGGATATGTACAGGTCAGTTTTAGGATGGACAGCTCACGGAGTGGATGCGCTGGCCGATCGGATTATTTTCCGTGAATTTGCAGATGACGACTTTAATGCGACAGAAATCTTTAATGCTAACAATCCAGATATTCTTTTTGATACAGCTATTCAATCAGCCTTGATTGCATCTTGTTGCTTTGTGTATATCATGCCTGGCAATCAGGATGAGATACCTAGAATGCAAATCATTGAGGCTAGTCGAGCGACTGGGATTTTAGATCCAACAACATTTTTACTTACGGAAGGCTATGCGGTCTTAGAACAAGATGAGTACGGTGTACCAACCCTTGAAGCGTATTTTACAAAGGATGCAACCTGGTACTATCCAAAATATGGCAATGAATATTCTATCAGCAATCCAACCGGTCAGCCGTTATTGGTCCCTATTATCCATCGACCGGATGCAGTACGTCCGTTTGGTCGTAGTCGTATCACACAAGCCGGTATGTACCAGCAAAAAGCTGCTAAACGTACACTTGAGCGGGCAGAAGTAACTGCAGAATTCTATTCATTCCCGCAAAAATACGTGTTAGGACTTAGTCAAGAGGCGGAGCCAATGGAAAAGTGGAAAGCGACTGTGTCGAGCTTACTGCAGTTTACCAAAGATGAAGACGGGGACAGTCCAACGGTTGGTCAATTTACAACAGCTAGCATGTCGCCGTTCGTTGACCAGCTTAAGATGTACGCCGCTTTGTTTGCAGGCGGTACAGGCTTGACTATGGATGATTTGGGTTTTCCGTCTGATAATCCATCGTCAGTAGAGGCTATCAAAGCTGCTCACGAGAATTTGAGAGCGGCAGGACGAAAGGCACAGCGGTCATTTGCTTCTGGTTTACTGAATACCGCTTATGTGGCAGTGTGCTTGCGGGATGAGTTCCCATACTTGCGCAACCAATTTATGGCAACATCAGTCAAATGGGAGCCGCTCTTTGAGGCGGACGCAAACACATTGACTATGATTGGTGATGGTGCTATTAAGCTCAATCAAGCCATTCCTGGATTCGTTGGAAGTGATACTATCCGTGATTTGACAGGTATTAAGGCATCAGATGAGCCACTTTCTACAGTAGGTGGTGACGGAAATGGTTGAGGACGTCGTCCCTGGGCTACTTAAGCAAATCAAGACAGATTTCGAGCGTGGTCAGCTTAGTAGTTCAACGATTAAAGGGCTACTCGATAAACTCGGACAGAAACAAGCAAACTATTTAGATGCAAATGACTACGCTATAGAAATGGGTGAAATTCTTTCTAAGGTTCTAGGAAGCTCTCTAAGCAACGACACATTGCCAGACGGTAAAATGTATTACAATATCGCAAAACGACTCTTAAACGAAACATTAGGCAGGAATTATGAACTTGTGAGTAGTTATGCTAGTGATGTTCAGAAACAATTGAATGAACGCGCTAATATTCACCTCAAAACACAAATACCTGCATTGAATCAGGATAGAATTGATGGAATCGTCAATCGTGTTTCTTCTGAACAGGATTTTGATGATATTAAGTGGATTTTGCAAGAACCAATTGTTAATTTTACTCAAAGCATTGTGGATGATAGTATTGAGAAAAATGCAGAATTTCATCACAAGGCGGGATTGCAACCTGAAATTGTTAGAAAGTCAGTCGCTAAGTGCTGTGATTGGTGTCAAGAGGTTCAAGGTATCTATAAATATCCACGAGTTCCAAAAGATATTTATCGGAGACATCAACGCTGCCGTTGCATAGTTGATTATGACCCTAAAAACGGGAAAGTTCAGGATGTTTGGAGTAAAATATGGCGGAAACAAAAGGGTAGTGATAAGATTAAAGAAAGGAAAGGGTTAAACAAAGAAGAGAATATCAGCGTTGTTAGAAAAAGCGCGTTGCAACATGGAATTAAAGTTAATCCTATCAAGAGATCTAAAGTAAAAAAGACTGAAGAAGCAATTATTAAAGCTGTTGGAGGGGGAGACCAGACAAAGGGGTCTTGCTCTTCTCTTGCGCTGGCCTATATTGGCAATAAAGCAGGTTTTGATGTTTTGGATTATCGTGATGGAAAAAGCAGAACTTTTTTTGCAAGCATGCTAAACATCAAAAACATTAGTGAGTTGCCGAGTGTTCATTCGCATGTTGTTGCAGATACAAACGACTTTACTGCTGTGAAAAAATTAATTGGTCAAATGCAAGATGACAAAGAATATTATTTAGCAACAGGAAAGCATGCGGCAATTGTGCGAAAAAAAGAGGGGCGGTTCCAATACTTGGAATTGCAAGCTCCTTTTGAAGGTAACGGGTTTAAACCTATAACCAATGCAGTTTTAAAAGAGCGCTTTGGTTGTCAACGTTCTCATTCAGTGTATGGACAAAAATTACAAGTTCCGAATGTATTAATAGATTCTGATAGTTTAGGAGAAAATGAAGAATTTCAAAAGATTCTAGGATTTATTAATACTAAGAAAGGTCAGCAAAATAAAGGAGATAAGGGCTATGTCAAATAACGATGATTTTTTAGAAGAACTATCTGAATTAGCTAATCAAGAAGATGACAGAATATGGTCTGAATCTCATTTAGATGGTTATAGTGACTTTTATAAAGAAAATGAAGCTTCGAAAGTTTGGTGGATTGATAAACTAGATGCTATAGGTGAGCATTTGTTTAGTTTTGACCAGAAAAAAATCTACAACTTGTTTGTGGACTATCCACATAATATGATGGACAAGGAAGTTGAAATTTTTGATAAAGAAAATCCGTATTGGAAAGAATTTTTATCAAATAGAAAAAAATAATCAGAATGGCGCTCGAAAGGGTGCTTTTATTATGCTCAAAAAGGAGAAAGAAAATGAAATACAGAAAGAAACCTGTGGTGATTGAAGCGGTAAAATGGACAGGGAACAACGTCAAAGACCTTGCTAATTTTATGGGTGAGTCACAAATTAACTATGAAATAGAAACTCGTAAAATGTTCATCAGAACATTAGAAGGGATTATGGAAGCATCGGTCGGCGATTACATTATCAAAGGCGTGCAAGGTGAATTTTATCCATGCAAGCCGTATATCTTTGCTGAAACATACGAAAAAACGGAGGAATAAAAATGTTAGAAAAAGCAAAACAATTAGCATCACAAGAATTTTCGCGTCTTTCAGGCCGTGAAATTAAAGCAGAAGAATGCTTTATCGTCTGGTTTAGTAAAACCTTGCAGAATTGGAAGGCCCTTGTCAGCACGAATGCAATTTCATCAAACGAGAAGTGCGGTGACTATGCAGAAATTACTCATAACGGTGATAAGAAAGAAACTTATGTAGATGTATATGCAAAAGTTTCAAATCGGGCTATTAAAGATTAGGAGGTGATCCAATGTCTCCCAGCGATAGGGTTATCATGCGATGACGATTGAAAGGAAAGGTTATGGTTACTAAAACTAAGACTAGATTTGGCAATCAGCATCCTACTCAATCGGTAACTTTACATTATACTGATAGCTTGGCTCAGGAAGCCATAGAGTTTTATCAAAAGTCTGGTCGGGATTGTTATCCTTGGCAAGTATCTTTGCTTGAAGCTATTATGGCCATAAATGATGACGGTCTGTGGGTGCATCAAAAGTTTGGTTATGCTATCTCTCGACGAAACGGTAAGACAGAAGATGTCTATATTGTGGAGTTGTGGGGTCTGCATAAAGGACTTAGAATCCTGCACACCGCTCATCGTATCAGTACGTCCCATTCATCTTTTGAGAAACTTAAAAAGTATTTGGAAGACATGGGCTATGTGGACGGTGAGGACTTTGTTTCAAACAAAGCAAAGGGACAAGAGCGTATTGAGTTCAAGGAAACTGGAGCGGTTATCCAATTCCGTACCAGGACATCAAATGGTGGTCTGGGTGAGGGATTTGACCTGCTTATCATTGATGAAGCCCAAGAGTACACTGTAGAACAGGAATCAGCTCTCAAGTATACGGTGACAGATAGCGAGAATCCGATGACTATCATGTGCGGGACGCCGCCAACAATGGTATCAACAGGAACTGTCTTTGCTGCCTACCGCAAAAAAGTTCTGGCTGGCAACAGCGAGTATTCGGGCTGGGCAGAGTGGTCTGTCGAAAACATCCACGACATCAACGATGTGGATGCTTGGTACTTGACTAATCCGTCAATGGGCTATCATCTCAACGAACGGAAGATTAAAGTCGAACTCGGAGATGACGAACTGGATCATAATATCCAGCGTCTGGGTTATTGGCCGACCTTCAATCAGAAATCAGCCATCTCAGAAAAAGAATGGTATGACCTTAAGGTTGAACCAATGCCTGGACTTAAAGGTAAGCTCTTTGTTGGAATCAAGTACGGACAAGACGGGACCAATGTTGCAATGGCAATTGCTGTGCGGACGGATGACAAGCGAATATTTGTTGAAAATATTGATTGTGTCTCTATTCGGAATGGCATGCAGTGGATTATCAATTTTATCAAATCTGCAGACATTGAGAAAATTGTTGTCGACGGTGCAAGCGGACAAGAACTGCTAGCAGCAGAGATGAAAGAATTTGGAATCCAGAAACCAATCTTGCCAACAGTCAAGGAAATTATCACGGCTAATTCGCTTTGGGAACAGTCGATTGTGCAGCAAACGCTTTGTCACAATGACCAGCCTTCGCTGACTGCAGTTGTGACCAATTGTGATAAACGCAACATTGGCTCAAATGGCGGCTTTGGCTATAAGTCGCTATATGACGACCGAGATATCAGTTTAATGGACAGCGCTTTGCTGGCGCACTGGGCATGTTATACAACGAAGCCTCGTAAAAAGCAAAAAAGTTATTACTAAGTGAGTGCCGCAAGGTGCTTTTTTAGTGCAAAAAATTACCGAACTGCCGGGGAAGCAGGAGAAAGGATATTTATATGTCAGATTTTACAGCAATCACTACACAAGAAGAACTTGACGCAATCGTAAAGGCACGCTTGGCTCGTGAGAAAGAAAAGTACGCAGATTATGACCAGCTCAAAACTCGTGTGAGTGATTTAGAAAAAGAAAATGGTGCGTTGAAGTCAGCAGCTGAAGCAAGTAAGACTAGCGCTGCAGATTACGACAAACAAATCACAGATTTGAAGAAACAGGTAGCTGGTTATGAGACAGCAAGCTTGCGTACTCGTATTGCTTTGCAAAATGGCTTGCCGTATGACTTGGCTGATCGTCTGGTTGGCGACAACGAGGAAGCTCTTAAAGCAGATGCAGAACGTCTGGCAGGTTTTATGAAGCCAGTTGAACCGGCAGCACCACCAAAATCAAATGAACCTAATGTAGGTAACGCAAATGACGAAGATGCGGCATTAAAAGAAATGCTGCAAAAAATGAGAGGAGAATAATTTATGCCAACATTGCAATCAGGGGATATGTTCCCAGTCCAAACAGTACAAGATATTTTTAGCAAAGTAAAAGGTCATTCAACTATTGCGAAACTATCAAGTCAAGAACCTATTCCATTTACTGGAACAGAAACATTCATTTTCAACCTTGAAGGAAACGCTGAAATTATAGGTGAAGGTAAACCTTCAAATGCTGGTAATGCTACAATGAAACCAAAGGTAGTGAAGCCAGTACTGGTTACTTATCAAGCTCGTGTGTCTCAAGAGTTTGTGAATTGTTCAGAAGAAAAACAACTGTCTTATCTCAAATCATTCATTGATGGATTGGCTAAAAAAGTTGCACAAGCTGTTGATATTGCATCTTTCCACGGTCTGGAACCAAAATCAATGACGGATGCTTCTTTTAAAACAACCAATTCATTTGATGGTTTGATTACAGGAAATGTAGTTACTTACGACGCGGAAAAAATCGACGAAAACATCGATGCAGCTGTTACGACAATCACTGCAAACGATGGACAGGTGACTGGTATTGCCTTGTCACCAGCTGCAGGGGCGGCTCTTGGAAAAATCAAAGTGAATGGTGTTGTACAATATCCTGAATACCGCTTTGGTCAAAATCCTGCATCATTCTACGGAATGCAGTCAGATGTCAATAAGACATTGAGCACAGTTGCTAGCGGAGCTAAGAAAGACCACGCTATCGTGGGTGATTTTGAAAATGCGTTTAAGTGGGGTTATGCTGAAAATATTCCACTGGAAATCATTGAATATGGTGATCCAGATGGTGCAGGACGTGACTTGAAACGCTATCGTGAAGTGTGCTTGCGTACAGAAGTGTATGTAGGTTGGGGAATTCTTGATGAGCAAGCATTTGCTCGTGTGGAGGCTTAATATGGAATATATTAATAAAGAAACTCTTGCAAGTATTGAAACAGACTGCGAACTTGGCGGGGATTGGGTCCCCGCTTCGGAGCTTAAAGAGGATTATAAGCTGACTGTTCCTGAAATCAAGTCTAAACTTGATGAACTTGGAATTGAATACGATAGCAAAGCAGTGAAATCAGACTTGATTGCCTTATTAGAACAACACGAAGGGTAAAAGATATGAAGAACTTTGCAACAGTAGATGAGCTGCAGGAATTGTGGCGACCTTTAAAGCTTGATGAACAAAAACGAGCTGAGGCACTGTTGAAAGTTGTCTCTGCTTCGTTGCGTGTTGAAGCTGAAAAGGTTGGTAAAGACTTAGACAAATTGTTTGTAGCCAATGAATCGTATGCCTATGTTGTTAAGTCTGTAGTAGTGGATGTTGTGGCTAGAACTTTGATGACTTCAACAGATCAAGAACCGATGACACAAGTTTCTGAGGGCGCTCTGGGGTACACTTGGAGTGGCTCTTATCTTGTGCCAGGCGGTGGTCTGTTTATCAAAGATTCAGAACTAAAACGACTTGGTTTTAAAAAACAAAGATATGGGGCGATTGATATTTATGGTACGGATTAAAGGTATCACCGTGACCTTAATCGATAAGGTCAAGACGGGTCAGGATGATTTTGGTCACTCAATCTTTGAAGATAAGGAAATCGAAGTTGAGAATGTGCTAGTCAGTCCAACTACATCAGACGATATTACAACACAGCTTAATTTAACCGGTCGAAAGGCAGCCTATACATTAGCTATTCCGAAAGGTGATACTCATGATTGGGAGAACAAAGAGGTACGTTTTTTTGGAAAACGTTGGCAGGTATTTGGCCTTCCACTTGAGGGAATTGAAGATTTAATCCCACTTGACTGGAACAAGAAAGTGACGGTAGAACGGTATGAAATTTAAACTGAATCGTGCGGGTGTAGCTGATTTGATGAAATCAGGAGCTATGCAAACTGTTTTGAACAAACATGCTATCAATATCAAAAATCGGTGTGGTGATGGATACGAGCAGGATGTCTATGTCGGGCGTAATCGTGCAAATGCTATGGTGAGCGCTAAGACAACCAAAGCTAAAAAAGATAATCTAAAAAACAATACTTTACTCAAGGCGGTGCGTTAAATGATTGAAATTATTATTAAAAAATATCTTGACGGTCATTTACATGTACCGTCTTTTTTTGAACATGAAACAAAAATGCCTGATAGTTTTATCTTGATTGAAAAGACTAGTGGCAGTGAGCGAAACCATTCTAAATCGGCAACTTTTGCTTTTCAAAGTTATGCAAGCTCTATGCAGAAAGCAGCAGAACTGAATGAAAAAGTCAAAGAAGTTGTTAAAGAAATGGTTGAGCTCAATTCCATTAGTGGCGTTCATCTCAATAGTGATTATAATTATACAGACACGGAAACAAAGCGATACAGATATCAAGCAGTATTTGATATCAATTATTTTTAAAAAAGGAGAAATTATATGTCTAAATCATCAAATGTGACAACGGCAAAACCTAAGGTCGGAGGTGCAATTTATTCAGCCCCTCTTGGTACAGAATTGCCTACAGATGCAACAGCTACACTCAATGCAGCTTTTAAATCATTGGGCTACATCTCAGAGGACGGACTTACTAACACGAATAGCCCAGAATCGGAAGATATTAAGGCCTGGGGTGGCGATGTGGTCAACTCTTCTCAAACTGAGAAAAAGGATACGTTTGGTTTTACACTAATTGAAGCGCTAAACTTAGCGGTGCTTAAAGAAATTTATGGAGATACTAACGTAACGGGAGAACTAGCAACAGGTATCACTGTCAAAGCAAATTCTACTGAATTAAAAGAACATTGTCTTGTTGTGGAGGTTATCCTTAAAGGTGGTGTACTCAAACGTATTGTTATTCCACAAGGAAAAGTGACCGAAATCGGAGAAGTAGCCTACAAAGACGGTGAAACGGTAGGTTATGAGACAACTGTTACTGCGTTTCCTGATAAAGAAGGGAACACGCACTATGAATATATTAAAGGAGCTTAATAGATGTCAAAATCAATTAAAGGTACGACTACATCAGGTTTTTCGTTTGAAATTTCAAGTGAACGTTTAAGCAACTATGAACTAGTAGAAGCAATCGCAGAAGTGGATACGAATCCTCTTGTGTTGCCTAAATTGCTAAAACTTTTACTAGGCGATCAAGCAGATGCTTTGAAAGAGCATGTGCGTGATGAAAACGGTCTTGTGCCAATGGACAAAATGGGAGAAGCTATTAAAGAAATCTTTGAAGCTCAAAACAAGGTAAAAAAATTGCCCTCCTCGCCAAAATGATACAAGCAGATGAAGACGCATTGATTTGCGACCTTGCTGAGGTGTATAACATATACGATTATAGACAGTTGCCTGCTTATCAGGTAGCTGTTTTTTCTTATGGTCTCAGAGAAGATTCTCGTATTAAGTTAGTGATGTCTGGACAAAGAGTGTCATTTGATACTCTTTTACAAGCCAGCATTTTAGATAGGCTTTCCCTGCTTACATGGTTTAAAACCAAAGATGGGCAAAAAGGGAACAATAGACCTGTTTCTATTACGGAGAAATTAACCGCAATAGAAAAAGAAAGCAATGAAATGGTCTTTATTTCTGGCGAGGAATTTGAAAAAGCGAAAGCAAAAATTTTAAACAAGACTGGAGGTGAGAACTAGTGGCAACAGAATTAGGACAAGCTTATGTGCAGATTATGCCATCTGCTAAAGGTATTAGTGGAGCGATTCAAAACGCTATTTCACCGGAAGCTAGTGCAGCAGGTAAAAGCGCTGGGTCAACCCTTGGATCTACTCTTGTAAAGGCCGTAACGGGTGTTATTGCCGCAGCTGGCATCGGTAAGGCTTTTACTGCAGCTCTGTCAGAGGGGGCAGCTCTTCAACAATCACTTGGAGGAATCGAAACTCTCTTCAAGGGTTCGGCTGATAAGGTCAAAGCCTATGCAAATGAGGCTTATCGCACTACCGGACTGTCCGCTAATGCTTACATGGAAAATGTAACTGGCTTCTCTGCCAGTCTCTTGCAGTCTTTGGGTGGAGATACCGAAAAAGCTGCAGATGTGGCTAATATGGCCATGGTGGATATGTCTGATAATGCCAACAAAATGGGCACATCTATGGATCGTATTCAGGATGCCTATCAAGGTTTTGCTAAGCAAAACTATACTATGTTAGACAATCTTAAGTTAGGGTACGGCGGTACGAAAACCGAGATGGAACGGCTACTTGCGGACGCAGAAAAGCTGACGGGTGTCAAATATGACATTAACAACTTATCTGATGTTTATCAAGCTATTCATGCTATTCAAGAAAATCTTGATATTACAGGAACGACGGCAAAAGAAGCTGCTTCTACTTTCAGTGGGTCATTTTCTGCAATGAAAGCTGCTGCTCAAAATGTTCTGGGGAAATTATCTTTAGGCGAAAGCATCGGTCCCTCTCTAAGAGCTTTGTATGACACAACAAAGGTATTCTTTTTTAACAATTTTATCCCGATGATTGGAAATATCCTAAAAGGAATACCTCAGATTATTGGTTTTGCTTTAGAAGAAGCTCTAGGAGCAATTTTTGGAGATAGTATAGCTCAAGCGGTGATGGAGGAAGTCTATGACTTAGCTGTAAAAATAGGTGGAGTTTTTAGTACGTTTTACGACATGATTTTTGGGTCAATGGGGAAAAATAAAAATATTGACTTTTTAAAAATGATTGGCTTTGATGAAACGACAGCGACACAAATTGTCAATATTGCTGAGAACATCCGTGTAACCTTTGAAAATATCGGAGCGACTATCGGTAATATTGCTGGTATTGTCGGAAGTTTTGTTAGGGATTTATTAGGTATTGCTGGTAGCGAAAAAAGTGTAAACGGTGTTGGTGCAGAGTTTGAATCTGTAACAGGATTTATTCGTGCGGCATCGGAAAAAATTAAAGAGTTTACTAGCTTTTTAAAAAATAGTCCTGCGTCTTTAGATGCACTAAAAGCTGCAGTCGTTGGAATAACAATGGCTTTGACAGCTTACAAGGTTGTTACTAGCGTTATTAAAGGAATTGAAGCAGCAAGAAATGGTATTTTAGCAATACAAAATGCTTATACACTTGCGCAATTTGTACGCACAGGAGCACTAACTTCGGCAACAGCTGCGAATGCTGCAGCAACTATGGGAGCTAGTGGAGCTTTTAAAATATTTAATGCTGTCTTATCCGAAAATCCAATTGGACTTGTGGTAACAGCTATTGCAGCGCTTGTAGCTGGATTAGTTTGGTTCTTCACTCAAACTAAAACTGGACGCAAAATTTGGGCAGCTTTTGTTGAGTGGATAAAGCAAGCTTGGCAAGGAATTGCTGACTTTTTTGTTGGTCTTTGGTCTGGTATTACGCAAGGAGCAAGTAATGTATGGAATGGTGTAACGGCAATTTGGAACGCAGCTGTTGAGACTATCAAGAATACTTGGAATGGCATTGTTGACTTCTTTACAAATTTGTGGAATGGTATTCAAACCGCTGCAATCACTGCATGGACAGTTGTCACACAAACAATCATGACAATCGTCCAGCCCTTCATTGACGGCTTTATGAATATTTGGAATGGTATGAAAGACGGCCTTGCTCAAATGTGGGAAGGTTTAAAAATGGTCTTTCAAGGTGCTTGGGAATTTATTAAGTCAATTGTTCTGGGTGCAGTCTTAGTGATCATTGATTTAGTGACTGGAAACTTTACTCAATTACAAGCAGATTTAGGGCTTATATGGGACGGCATTAAAAATGCTGTTAGTCTTGTTTGGGAGGGTATTAAAACCTATTTTATAGGCGTAGTAACTGCCATTATTGGTTATGGTATTGCTATGTTTGAAAATTTGTCAAACGCTCTGTCTGCTATTTGGGAATTTATCAAGAGTGCAGCTTCTTCTGCTTGGACGTGGATTAAAACTACGGTTACAAACTTAATCAACAGTTTAGTTCAGGGAGCACAAAACACATGGAATAATTTCATGAACTTCTTATCTAGCCTGTGGAATACAATTACATCTACAGCAGTTGGAGCATGGAATGGTTTAAAAGCGTCTGTCCAAAGTATCATCAATGGGATTGTCCAAGGTGCACAAAATGCTTGGAATAGCATGGTTCAAAGCGTCTCTAACTTGGTTTCTCAAGTAACGGGTATTTTTAACGGATTGCGAAATATCAATCTGTGGGATGCTGGTAGAGCTATTTTAGACGGCTTTCTCGGCGGTTTAAAATCGGCTTGGCAAGGTGTAACGGATTTTGTTGGCGGAATAGCTGGTTGGATTCGTGACCACAAAGGACCTATTGAGTATGATAAACGTCTCTTGATTCCAGCTGGTAAAGCTATCATGAACGGTTTGAATGAAGGACTTAAGAATCAATTCAAGAGTGTCCAATCGACGATCAGCGGCATGGCTGGTGAAATTTATGATAGCTTTGGAACAGTAACATTTGATACCAACTTTTCTGACATCGATAAGGCAAGTGCTCAACTAACTTTATCAAATAATCGACTAGCTTCTCAATCAAATACAGATTCTAGTCAAGATTATGATTACAAAGACGTAATGGATATTTTAGCTAAATTAGCTAATCGACCTACTGTAGTATTGGTTCAAGCCAACAAGCAAGAAATTGCTAAAATCTACGCTGAACCAGTTGCAGAAGAACAGGCAAAACGACAAGCAATTCTAAATGCTGTCGATGGATTGGGGTGGTAAATTGGTAAAAGTAACTTTTAATGGTGTAGAGCTAACAAAATGGATTACTGTTTTGGACGGCTTTACACTTCTTGACGGCGCAGACTATGAACCGATATTCCGAGATTACGAAACAATAGACGGTTCTGAATATGTTTACTCTCGCAAAAAAAGTCAAAAGATTCCAGTACCTTTTTATGTTAAGTATGAGTCTATGGACAATCATGACGACCTGCAGAAGGTTCTCAACGTAAGTGAACCCAAAGAATTAACATTTAGTATTGCGCCGGATCGCGTTTTCTATGCTATTCCAACAGGAAATTTGGACTTTAAAGAAATCAAATTAAATGGCAAAGGTACCATTACTTTTGTTATTTCGGACGGTCTAGCACACGCTAAGAATCCGAAGTATTTTGAGTTTAAGAAGAATGCGCAAGGCGTGCTAGAAGCTGAAATTATAAATAATGGTAGTGCAGAAATATCGGTCAATTACCGAATCAAACTCAAACATGAATCGGGTTATGTTGGCATTGTTAGTCAATATGGTGCTATGCAGTTTGGAAAAATTGAAGAAACGGATTTGGTGGAAGAGAAGAAAAATGTCCTCTTGGCCGCAAACGGCAAAGGGGACTTTAACAACTGGACAGACGGCTCTATTTTTCACGAAAATCAAAATAAGAGGGTGGTTACAAAAATGTCTGCTGATTCCAACTTAGGTGGACGTTTGGGAGTTTTACCAGCTAACTTTACAAATACGGTCAATGGGGCGTATTTTGGAGCGGTTAAAGAATTGGAATTATCTGATCAGGCGAAAGACTGGTACATCTGGGCTCGCGCTTGGTTTGAAACAGGTTTAGTTAGTCAGACAGGAGCTTGGTGTTTGTCGGTAGTAGATAGTGAGAATAAGTTTATCGCTGGTATGGCCATTGAAAAAAGTGAACGAGCACGAAATAAGGCACTCGTTCTTTTTCTCATGGGTGATGGTGCTGGCGGTAGTCGGGTTGTCAAATCTATCGAGTTCTCGCCGACCCTTTGGGTAAAGGATAACCCATATAGCTTAGAGGGTAAAGACCAAAACCGAAACATGTTTGACTTACGCAAACAAGGAGATAAAGTCACCTACTTTTGGTATGGCGGCTATCATTCTTTCTTCGAATCAAGGATTAAGGATAAACAAGCTTCCAAAGTGCAGTTTTTTGTCGGTCAATATAAAGGGGGCAACTCAACTATCAATCAGTTAGTTACGCACCATTATTTGAATGACTTCTCCTTTTACAAATTGAACGTGCCGTTTTGGCGCGATGTCCCCAATCGTTATCCAACAGGGGCAGAACTGTTTATTGACGCAACAGGAGAAGTAAATCCAGAAGAAAAGGGGCGCTTGTATGTCAATAACTTGTTAGCGCCTGATGACGAAATATTGGGAACGGACTACTTTAAAGTGCCGCCCGGCAAAACAAAAGTACAGTTGCTTGTGTCGAGCTTTGCGGAAGTAGAGAGCGCACGAGCAGAAATTGAGGAGGCTTGGATTTGAGTAAAAGAAATGTACGAATTGCCATCCGTGATACAACCGACAGCCATAATGTCGGTTTTTTTGATAATAAGAGTGGTATCAAATATAACTCCGCCAATCTAACGCAGTTTTTAAAAGGCGCTTGTAGTGTCCTTGTGCTGACTTATCACTCAAAGAAAATGATTGCTCAAAGTGGACAAAAGTTAGCTTTTCGATTTAAAGATAAGGACTTTTGGCTGAATATTAACAGCGTCAAGAAAACGGGCTATAAGATTGAGTTAACAGCTTACTCATTGAGTTTGGAAGCGAACAAAGAAAAGCGTGGCCCGCACAAACCAGCCAATGCCATGACCATTAAGCAGTACATCGATTACTACGACCCTGAACACTCATTTGAGATTGGAATCAACGAAGTAGCAGACAAGTCTATCAAGCTAGAGTGGAGCGGAACAGACACGATTCTGGCTCGTCTTTATTCGGTCGCCAATAGTTTTGGCGCAGAGCTGGAATTTGTCACAGAGCTAAATGATGATTACTCGCTGAAACGTCATGTGGTTAATATTTACCGCGAGGGGAATCTCGGAAAAGATAAGACGGGTATGCCAGTTCGTGTGGGTGAAAAGCTGAAAGTTATCAACTATTCGGACAATATGGATGATTTTTATACCGCAATTCGTAGAACAGGTAAAGACGGTCTGACGATGGCTGGGCTAGATAAAAAAATCTATGACGACAAAGGGAACTTACTCTTTTACAGTAGCGGTGATACACTCTACGCACCGCAGGCAAGAGATAAATACCCGTCTATTGCTCGAAAGACGAATGACGGGTATATCGTCAACGAAGATAGCGAAACTGAACACGCAAATAAAGAAGCGCTGTTTGGTTACATGCTGTCTGAACTCAAAAAGCACTGTGAATTAAAAGTAGATTATGAAGTAGAGGGCGCAGTAGATGGTAGCATCGGTGACAGAAAGACGCTGATTGATGCACGGCACTTTGACCCTCCGCTTTACGTACAAGCACGCATTAGCGAACAGACAGAAGCTCTCCTAGAGACAAGCGATGTCAAAACCACCTTATCAAACTATGTCCGCAAGTCGAGTCAGATTGCCAACGAGCTATTGCAAAGAGTGGAGCAACTGACGCTTGAAGCAACGCCCTACACAATTAAACTTGCGACCAACAATGGGATTGTCTTTAAAAACAATCGAGGACAATCAACAATCTATCCGAGCTTAAAGAGAGGGCAGAAGCCAGTTGAGTGTACGTGGAAATGGTTAGTTGATAATCAAGGATTTGGCACGTCTCCAACTTTTGAGGTTAAGGCGACTGGCATGTCCAGCAAATTAGTGTTGACAGCTATTGCCTTGATTGATGGAAAAGAGGTTGCTAGAGAGCAAGTTACTTTTACCAACGTCAATGACGGTGCGAAAGGTTCTGACGGAAAATCTATCACGGTTGCTAAAGCAGAAAAGCAATCGGATGGTGTGAAAGTCACCTTTAGCGATAATAAGTCTATTGTCGTACCAAAAGGTGATAAAGGGGACAAAGGAGACCCTGCAGATCCAGTCCCTCTCAATGCTTTGCAAGAGGAAATGAAGCAGACCAAGCAAGGGTTGAGCGATGTTAAAACAGACCTGCTCAAAGAAAAGGCGGAAAGCTCCGCTAATATTGAGCGAGTGAAAAAAGAAGTCGGTGCTATCAGCTCCCAACAAACTGCTTACGAGCAATCCAATACAGAAAATCTCGCTCGGATTACTGGCCAGCTTGGAGATAAAGCTAGCAAGTCTGAGATCAAACAAACTGCAGACGGAATCCGAGAGGAGATGAGCCAACTATCTAAAAATGCTGACGAGAAAATATCTGCTGCTAAAACCACGTTTGAAAAAACTGCGGAAGGTCTCAAAACAGACATGGTAGCCGTCAAGTCCTACGTGGCGAATGATGGTAAGCGCAGGGAGGAGTTGGAGCAGTACAGCCGAGAAGAGACAGCTAAGCAGATTGCATCTGAACGAAGCGCAGTAGCTCAAAACTACGTGGGCAAAAGCCAGTATACCGAAGACGTTAAAGGCGTAAATCGACGTTTTGAGGAGTTGCGGACAGGAACTAGTAACTTACTCTTAAATACAGAGTTTAAGACGCTTGCAGACGTTAATAATGTAAATGGTGCTACGTTAAAACTCAATCAAAATGACTATAACAGTCACAACTCAATTGAGGTCACTGTGACTGGTCAAAACAAAAACGTGTGGAAGGGAATCACCTTAAATGCAAGCGTTAGCGCATTCAAAAAAGGCGACACAATCGCTGTCAGAATGCCTATTTACATTTTTTCTGACGTTCCTATAAATGCAGGCTTAACGCTTGTATTAAAAAACTACTCTAAAAATATAGCTTATGTTTTTAAAGGCTTGGGAGGCTTACCTCGAAACAAATGGCACATTGTTGAATTCCTGCACACGTTTAATAGTGACACTAATTTTGAAGGCGTGAATTTCTTTCATTTGTATGCAACGCAAAACGGACACTACAAGATAGCAGAGCCGTCACTCACATTATCAAACGTAATTCCGTCAAGTTGGGCGCCGGCAGTCGAGGATAGCAAGAATTATACCGACACCAAGCTCGCCGAGTACAAGCAAGGCGTGGACGGTCAGTTTGCGGCTGTTAAGCAAGAGGTCGGAAGCAAGGTCTCGCAAGCCACATTTGACCAGCGGGCGAATCAGATTACACAATCTGTGCAGGAACTGAACAATAATACCGTCAAGAAGAACCAAATCAAAATTGACGAAAACGGTTTGGTCTCTAGCTCTGAGAAAATAGTAAACGGTCAAACGCTGGCCAGCATGATTTCGCAAAATCCTGAATGGGTGGAAATCATCGCTAAGCTGCTCAAGGTTAAAGCAGACATGATTGTAAACGGGGCAGTAACAGCTGACAAGTTGAACGTTGAAAAGTTGAGTGCATTGACTTCCGATTTGGGTAATGTGACTGCAGGTTTAATTGATTTGCGAAAACATTGGGTACGTACAAGTACGGATGATGTTTGGGGCATTATCGATGATGTGACATATGACACTAGTACACTTTTGAGCGACGATGGAATTTTAACAAACGGTCGCCCGGGCAGAAATAAGAAAAGTGATGTCAAACCAACAATTATGCCGTTAGTTTGGTTGAATTCTGGGCAACTATTTTTTGCAAATGTCGATTCTGAATACGACATTATACAAATGCTCTTAAATGGTGTTTATCCTTTTGTTCGAGGAAACACTGCACAAATTCGTTTTGGAAAATTAGAAGACGAAAGGGAAGCTCTATTTATTGATTGTCAATTTGCAGAATTATATTTAAAAGCCAACAATTACACAGATTGGAAACAATCAACCTTTAATTCGGGTGTTCGATGGAAAGTGCAAGGTAATCTTATATTAGTCGATTATGACGTTACTTTTAACAAGGACGGAAATCAAGCCATTTGTGGCGTCCCTCAAGAATATGTTGCAGGCGCTCGAATGTTTGTTGTGAAAGCGTGGAGTTTGAACAAAGATAAAGATAGGACTGCTCAGTTAAATGCTGATGGAAGTTTGCATATTCTGGGTGCTGAAAAGGGTATGAATTACCGAGGTCAAATTATTTGGGCTTATTAAAAATAAAGGAGAAAAAATATGGCAGAATTACTTGATGTTGAAACAGTTACAGAGCCGTTTGATTTGCAGACAGCTCTTAGATATATGGACGAAAACGGTGAGTTTATTCGTTTTAAAAATGATACGGATGACTACTACATTTATAAGGAAACACAAAAGCGTCCTGCAATTGTAGGTGGTAAGCGTAAGTTGGTAGAAGTTCCGCTTGTGTGGGCGTTTGACCGCTACAATAATTCCATTACGACTTTTCGCTTTACAAATATGTTTGATAAAGCATTTTACATTATGAAATTTGACGAAGCGGGTGAACCAATCTGGGATGCTCCTACTAAGAAGGAGTAGTATATGGCACCAGACGTTATAAATGCGGTCGTGACAATTAGCGCTTCGTTGATTGGCACATTCGGCGGGATTATTACTAGTGCTAAGATAACTACTTTTCGGATTCAGGAATTAGAAAAGAAAGTGGAAAAGCACAATAGTGTGGTAGAGAGAACCTATCGCTTAGAAGAAAGAACAAACTATCTTGACGAGCAAATCGACAAGCTAGAAAGCAAAATTGAAAAGGAGAAATAAGATGCAACAAATTTTAATTACAGCGGGCATTGTTGCCCCAATCATTTCAGCAATCATAAATGTTGTTAAGACACAATTTAAACTAGACGGAAAGCAAGTATCTGCACTAGCTCTGGGTTTAGGCATTATTGTAGGGATTGCATACGCTGCAACCATTGTGCATGGTGATTATGCTGCGTATGGTTGGGGCGGGCTAATTGCCGGCTTATCTGCTATCGGCTATTACGAATTGGCTTTTAAAAATAAAAAAGGAGACACAGCAGATGACACAGAAAAAGAAAATTAAGCAGCTTTTAGCTCTTGTTACAATCGTACTTGGTTTCATGCTTCCTACTGCTGCACAAGCAGCGGTAGGAGATCAAGGTGTGGACTGGTCTGTCTATCAAGGGACAAGTGGTATCTTTGGATACGGGCATGACAAGTTTGCTATTATCCAAATTGGCGGTATCAATGCCTATGGTATGTATGGGCAGTCAACCTACGAAACACAAGTGGCAAGTGCTATCGCACAGGGTAAACGTGCTCATACTTACGTTTGGTATGAAGTAGGTGGCAATGCTGCTTTAGGAGAACAAGTACTTAAAAACTTCCTGCCGCAGGTTCAAACACCGAAAGGGTCAATTGTAGCTCTGGACTATGAGAGCGGAGCGAGCGCCAGCAAAGAAGCTAATACAAATGCAATTTTGCATGGGATGCGTATGATTAAGACAGCGGGTTACACGCCTATATACTACTCATACAAGCCTTACACACTTGATCACGTTGATTATAACCGGATTCTAGCTGAATTTCCGAATAGTCTCTGGATAGCAGCTTATCCAGATTACAACGTGACGCCATCACCAAATTATAACTTTTTCCCATCTCTTCCGGGAATTGCTATCTTTCAATTTACGTCGACTTATATTGCAGGTGGACTTGATGGCAATATAGACTTGACGGGTATCACAGATAATGGTTACGGTCGCAAAAACACGCCTAAAACACAGACACCAGCTATCAAAGAGGGAGAAAAAGCTGACAATACACCAAAAAGTGATATTAAAGCTGGTGACACAGTCAAGGTTAATTTCTCGGCTACCAACTGGGCGACAGGAGAAGGAATCCCTGATTGGGTTAAAGGTCGGTCTTATCAAGTAGCAGAGGTGAGCGGTGACAAGGTGCTGTTAGCAGGTATTAACTCTTGGATTTACAAACGAAATGCAGAGATTATCTCTACTACTAATAGCCAACCTGCATCAGCTCCAACTGTTCAGCAGTCTGGCTCATACACGGTACAGCCGGGTGATACCCTTTCTGGAATTGCCGCTCAATATGGCACGACTTATCAACAGTTAGCAGCTCTGAACGGCATTAGCAATCCAAACTATATCTATGTAGGACAAGTTCTAAAACTGACAGGACAAGGACAATCAGCTCCTCAAAATGTGTCTTACCATATAGCACAATGGGGAGATACCCTCTCTGGCATGGCTGCTCAATATGGTACAACAGTAGAGAATATTCAAGCGCTAAATGGATTGTCAAGCGACCTCATCTATGCAGGCGTAACTTATAGGATAAAATAAGATAAGTAGAGCCCTTTGGAAAATCCAGAGGGCTTTTTTTCGTGGCCGGAAAGTGGTATAATAGCGTAAAAGAAATCACAGGTTAATTTTTATGCCCCAAAGAATCCAGAAAGCTCTGTTGGGGCAAAACTGGGGCATAAGTCCAAAACTTACTCGGACTTATTAAATAAATTTAAATAGGTTTGCTATTTATAACTCCTTATATAAAAAGAATTTCTACTATATAAAATTAACGGAAAATATTAATATTGAAAAGACGCTGTTAAATAAT